AGTATCATTGAGTGCTGGCTGGAACTTCGTTCCTGTATTAGACCTCAGTGGTGACCAAGCTGCTGGCTCAAGCCAGAGTGCTGCAGATTATTTCGGTAGCGTTTCTCAGGTCATGGTTCTTGGTATAGACGCTGAAGGTCACCTTGCTCCAGCTACGACAGTTGCAGTTGGTTCAGGTTACTTAGTCTACATGGACGGTGCTGATACTTTGGTGCCACCTCAGTAAACTATATAGTAGATATATAGACTAACAAGATTAGTGAAACATCCCTCTTACCAGTGAGTAAGGGGGATGTTTTTTTGTGAAGAGTTAGGCAACAAATTTGATGAATTAAAAACCTTGTCGAAGCTTATTGGCGTCTAGTGGGTGTGCTATCATTGATATGGTAAGAATAATATCCATAATGAGTCATTGCTTTAGAATGAAGCCATATGTTCTGTAACTGCCTATCTAACTTCTTGTTATTCATCCTAGAAGAAAAGAATTCTAATAGTTTGAAGCCATCACCAACATACAAATTATTATCCTTTACATGATCCTTTTCCATGTCGGTATAGGATCCAAAACTATTCTGGAATGCGTAAACTCGGAAAGGTATGTTTACTTTTTTACAGAACCAAACTAGATTATAAGTTTGCTTTAGAGTATCCATTAAGACTTGACTCATGGATCCAGACCAATCTAGTAACATAACCAAGCCATGGTTCTTGCCATCGGGCACAACATTTATTTTCTTAAAGATATCTTCATTATATCTGTAAGTATGAAGTTTGTTAGTATCAATAACACCAGTTTTAGATACTGAATTTCTTGCATACTGATCTGCAGACTTCTTCATCTCAAACTGTTTTACAAGATAGTTAACAGATTTTTGAGCAGATTTTTTATACTGTTTATACTCACTAAGATTATCTTCTACTCTCACTGCTTCTATGGTAGAAAAATGTTCTTCCATATCTTCAAATATTTTCTTATGACCAATACGAAAATCATTTAAATTAACATTAGGTAGATCAAGATAAACCCAATCCTTAGCATCATCAGAAACTAATGTTTCTAGTGACTCACGAAGTGCTTCTTCTGTTATTGATTTAGTTTCATCATGTGTTGCTCCACCTACACGAGTATTACCAGCATCAAAACTAGGAGTATCTAGATCAGGATCAGGTTGTGATGGTGTTGTAGGATTAAGTGGTTTATTTAATTCCTCAAGTAATTCCTCATCTGTCATCTCATCAACGCTCTTCTCATTCTCAATCTCAATCTCTTCTATATCCCCTTCAGAACCTCCATCAGCATCTACTTGTGCTTGCTGCTGATCCTTCTCATCTTGCTTTGCTTGTGCATACTCATAGATCTCTGTAGCAAGTTCTAAAACATCTGCAAAAGTTTTTGTATAAGCAGCACGATCTACATATACTCTTTCCTCATCTGTAAATTCTATAGACCTATTACCCTTATAGTATAGGTTGATACGATCAATGAAAGGAATCAAACTAAGATCCTCACCCCTAACTCCAAAGAAATCTCTATCCCACAACTCACTATACCCATCAAAGAATGACTTCCTCAAACCAGGATAAGTCTTCTTCATCATTCTCTCAATACGAGCATCCTCTATAACATTCACAAAATCTTTTGGTGCATCGAATGTTTCATTAGGAGTATAAAGAGCATGTCCAACCTCATGTCCTACCAACAAATCATATACAGTATTAGACGCATCCTCCCACACAGGTAGTATCAACACCCTCTTATCAACATCAAAACATGCAGTGGTTACATTACGATGCTCGACTCTTAGATTTTCAGTAGCAAGCAGTTTAGCAAGCGTGCCTTTAACTTCCTGATTGATCATAATCCTCGTCTTTGATACACCTAGTATAACAGGTTTGAAGATGCATGTGCAACTTGGTGGACAGTTTTGTTACTGTCCCAATGCCTTATGACCCCTGCAATAATAAAACAGTTAGTGACGAGATAAGATATGAAAATAACAGAACGTACCAAAACAACGTAGTTGTCGTAGGGTCTAGTTTTTTCGTCAGAGAAGCTACCCAGTGCATACTTCCATATCCTCCATGCTTTATTCATTAACAATCACATAAATTTGGATGCTCTCCAGTAGCACAATAATACTCAGGCATTGCTACTTCCTCACAAGTGTATGATCCTGCTGTTCCTGGATTACTCCAATCAATAGATCCCATACCTGCATTAGTACATCCTACTAATAATGGTGCTAATAGTAATAGTTTTTTCATTTAATCAATCCGACTTTGTTCATGTGTCTTAGAGTTTCCTTGATATTACCAATATGTTTACCATCTAAAGTAATCTGAGGATAAGTTGCCTCACTCCCAAATTCATTATGAAATTGTTTATCACTAAAATCTCTTCCTAAAACATACTTTTGATAATTGCTATCTATTGAACTTAATAGAGATGCCATACGTTCACATTCTTGACTATCGTTAGAATACAATACAGCGTTATTCATCAGCATTTGAAATTTAACAAATTTATTTATGATTCTTCAGACATCTTAGAAAAATCATTTTGTTTTTCAAACTTAATAGTCTTGAGGAATTTGTCTATCAGTATATCACCTTTATGTGATATTACAAATACATTTGTTCCGACACCAAGACTTCTAAGAATTTTTAATAACTCACCAGTTGCTTGATCATCCAAGGAACTATCAAATACCTCATCAAGTATAAGAAGATTTGTTGCAACAGAATTTTTCATACGTGCAATCTCTCTCCATGTAAAGAGAAGTGCTAAGTCTATCTTCTGCTTCTCACCCTCAGAAAATGATGCATAAGAAAACTCATCTCTAAATCTACTCTTAATTATTTCATTAAACTCCTCATCAAGTGTGAAGTTAATATAGAAATCCATACTCTGTAGATACTTATTAATCAACTTATTAATAACAGGTACATACTTCTTAATAATTTGACTCTTGATTCCACCATCCTTTAATAAAGTAGAAACAACTTTATACTCATCTAATGTTTTATTGATAGAAGAACAATCAGTTTCAACTTTCTTGTATTCATTTTCCAACTCAACCAATTCATCCTCTATATGTGTAATAGATTGATGATCTACAATATCACTCATCTCCTTTGTCAACTGTATATTATCTTTCTCTACACGAATGATCTCCTTTTCCATTTGAGATACTTCACTACGAGACTCATATAACTTAGAAGATATATCATCCAACTTATCAATGATATCAATAGTTTCTTTAACAGTCTTCTCAAGTTTCTTTACCTTCCTCTCATATTTTTTACCTTCTTTATGTGATTCGGTGATCTTATTAGTTTTAAATTCTTCATCAATAGATTGATGACACGTAGGACATACATTATTTTCACTAAAGAACTTTATTTCAGCAGCAGTAATTTTTATTGCAGATTTATTATCTGCTTGCTGTTGACGTAAATCCTGTAAGATCCTTTTAGGAGCATCAGATCCAGTATATTCAGACTCCAATAATTCAACCTGTGTCTTCATCTCAGCAAGACCACCAGTAAGATTAAATATCCTTTCTTCATTCTGAGCAATCTTTACAATCTTCTCTTCTCTACGTGTTTCATTTACTGCCTCTAGAGACTGTATTAATGTTTTCTGAGCACTTACCTTTTCTTCAGATAACCTAAGCATGTGATCGCAATCTTTACTTTGACCTATTGCTGATCTAACCTTATCCTTAAGTAAGGTATTCATAGAAGAGAATATACCAATGTCTAAAAGATCTTCAATAACTTCTCTACGATGAGGTGCAGCCAATTGCATAAAAGGCACAAATGTACTACTACCTAATATAACTACTTGAGTAAAACTTTTGAAATTCAGTTTCAATACTGATTGCTCCAAGTATTTCTGCGTATCCTTTACAGCAGCATCTTGGTCAACCATTTTATTATTTTTATACACTTCAAATGTGTTTGGTTTCATTGATCGAAACACTCTATAGTCATCACTTCCTATAGAAAAACACACCTCAACTTTTGTTCCTTTCTCATTAATACTATTAATAAGTTGAGATTTTTTAACTCTACGGAATGGTCTATTAAATAATGCAAAGCATAAAGCATCGAGAATGGTAGACTTACCAGCACCATTCGATCCTATAATGAGAGTTGACATACTCTCATCTAATTTAATTTCAATCCACTGGTCACCTGCTGAAAGAAAGTTCTTCCAACGAATACTCTCAAATAAAATCATGTAGGAGGTACGACAAAATCATCACTAGTAATTACATTATAAAAATATCCAAAACTTCCACAATTCAAAGCTACATCATCTAGATTAACTTTTAAGACATCTAACTTTTTAGATCCTTGAGCTTCTAATAGCATTGTATATCTTTCAGCATCTTCTGCGACTTCAAAAATCTGTACAGTTTTTATCTTATCCTTATTATACACGGCATACACGCCACCATTGTCTTTATCTGTGAGAATATACATTATAGTTCACATGCCTCGACATAGAGTGATCTCATTATACTCTTAACATTTTCAGAGTCAACTGGGAGATCTATCTCATCTATATATTTATCTAAAAGCGTGATGGTATCTTCGGTTTCCAGCACAAGTGAGTCTTCCATCTCAACAGAAAGATCCTCAATAATTTTTAAATCTGCAAGACCCCAACTTTGCAATTGTCTTACAGCATAATCAAATTTTGTTTGATCACCCTTATCTTCTACAATTAATTTTACAAAAGTACCTTCTAAGTCAGAAGGATGAATTTCATTTCTAACACCATTATCGTAATACAGTTTATAGAACATATCATATGGATTTCTATAAAAAGTAGTCTTTAAAGTTTCTGTATCAAACACATGGAATCCACGTTTACATCCATAGTCATTCCAATATAGTTGATATGGATTTCCTAGATATGAGATATTACCTTTAGTAGATTTCATATGATAGTGTCCACTAAAGACTCTTTGAAATTTATCAAAAGGATTAATATCCATACCCATGTTCATGACATGACCTGGATGAGCTTCAAAACCGTTAAGCTCGAGATGGCCCATACAGACAGGAGCAGTACTTTTCGTGATGCTTCTGAAGGTATCATCTCTGTTCTCATCACATATCCAAGGCAGAAATAATATGTCAGTACCGTCATAGTTACGGGTAGTAGGTTCATCAATGACATCTATATCATAATCTCCTAGTAGTTCATTTGGTGCATTGATTCTCAATGTATTCTTATAATAGATATCATGATTACCAACCAAAGCAGTCATCTTACATCCTATGTCTTTAATAGGATCAAACCACATTTCCTTCGCTGCCTCTAAAGACATGAAGTTAACTGATTTACGTTTGTCAAATGTATCACCAAGATCTATTATTTCTGTGATACCATATGCTTTAATAAAAGGTATAACAACCTTACTATAGTATTTTCTATAGTGATTAATGAAATGTTGATTGTCATTCCTAACACCAAAGTGTTGGTCAGTAATTAAAAGAACTTTCATAATCTATCAAGGGGTGCATCTTTATCATTATCGACAAGACTCCTAAAAAAGAATATAAGAGTCAATCTTTCATTACTACCAAAAGTTTTTACACCATGCCAAAATCTCCTATTAAAAGCAAATAATCTATTATAAACATTTTCAACTCTAACAGTTTCTTTCCAATTATCTTCAGTTGAAGTAAACCCTATTTCATATTCATCATCTGTTACTTCTACTCCACCATAAAATTTATTTCTAATTTCATCTGAATAACTATTATAAAAAAGATTTTCTAATTTCTTAGGTTCATATATTGAAGTGCCAGTATCTTTTTCTGGATATTTATTTAAATATATAACACCACCAAATTCATATCCATCATCTCTATGAATCCAACCTCTATTTTTTATATGATACATATCGTCATGTTGAGCTGAGATTTTTTGAAACCCCATGAAAGATTCATAATGACATGATTCTGAATCTGGATAAAATATTCTTACAATTCTATTAGTAATATAAGAATAAAGATCTGGATTAATTTCATGTAAAGGAAGTGATCTTTTACCTGGATAATTACCAGCATTAACTGGATAGTCTAAAGTATTTGCATACTCTACTATCTTATCAGGATCCTCAAAGAAATCATCATATATGATTGTTGGAATCATCTCTTAGTATTGATTGCAATACGTGCTTTGATCTGATTATACTCTGCTCCACCATCTCCGTCAACCGAGAACACTTCATCGTATCCAGACTTCTCTAAAATCTTTTCCTTAATGTCCATCTGTCGTTTCTCCTTAGCAATACGACGTAGGAATGCATAATACACTATCTGAGTAAAATATGCAAATGGGTTTTTACTTTTTGCAGGATCAAAATTATCAATATACTGTATACAGTTCTCTATACCATCACAAACCATATCATCTTTATACATGTAATTGATAAAGTTTGGTCGATAAGACAAGTGTGTTGCTATCTTTAAAAAACAACTCCCAATATAATTATTAACTATAGGTTTAGGTTTACCTTGCTTCTCTGCAATTTCTACATCTTCTCTATACTTAATAAGAGCAGCAAGAAAGTCTGCATTGTTCACATAATGTTGCTTTTTTGTTTTAGCATTTTTTCTCATAACTATTGGTTTACCTGCATGTGAATATTATAACACATATAATGGGACTTGACAACAATGGACATTCGATGTAGACTCAACACTGTCAGGGTTGGGAAGGGTTATTATATATTTTTTCAAATAACATTCTAGCTTCATTAATAGATCCTAGATATCCCATATTTTTTTCAAGATCCTTTCTTTGTTTTTGTGACAATTGTTCTGGAGGCGTGCCTGTCAAATATGCCTCATACATTAGAATATATTGCTTGGACAATGATGCTAGTGATATAAGATCTTTCTCTTTAATAATAAAAAAATCCTCGTCGCTCATTTGCATCCAATTTGATAACCCCATTCCTTTAGCAATTTTACCTCCGTCTAACTCTTTAGTAAAAAATTCAACTGTCACAGGATTACTTAAAAAGATCAATTCTTCAACTGGCTCAAGATCTTCTTGTTTAGAAATTATTGCCTTAGCAATGAGCTCCTCTCCACTAACTAGCTTGAAGAGTCCATAGAATTCTTCATCATGTTTTGCGTAGTTAAGTGTCATGTGATTTTACTTTTACTTCTATGATTTCATAATTAAATTGTTCTTCATTATAGATTTTGAGTCTTTCCATCAGATGATTAAGAGTGTAGTTATTACCCTTATCTGTAGAAATATCATCAGCAATATCATATAAAGTTGCTTTTACTTTCCCCCTAGACTGTCGAAGTACCCTCCCAATTGATTGGAGATTTCTGACTCTGGACTTGCTTGGGGAGGCGAAGACGAGGTTGTGCAACCGCTTAATGTTAACCCCAGTGCTGAAAGTGCCATAAGAGGCAACAATAATAGCGTTGGTTTCATTTTCAACTAAATTTCTAATGTGTTCTCGATCATCGACATCCACTCCACCATAAACAAGATGCACTGGCCTGTCGGTGTAACTATTTATCATCTCATATAAAGGTAGTCCGTGCTTTTCTACATAGTTAAAGAGGATTAGTGTATTCCCTTTAAGATCACATGCTAGATTGCGGATAAATTTATTTCTAGGTTCATGCTCAACAAGATAGGTCATCTCATCTTGATACCCTTCAAATATATTTTCCTCATGTTTAAGAACAATGATTTTAACATTCAACTTAGCAACATGTCCTTGTTTCATTAACTCATGTGTCTTAGTAACCTTTGAGCATCTACCAAATACACCTTCTAATACTAGTTGATTAACATTTGCACCATCTAATGTGCCAGTAAATCCATAGCGATATTTACAACCATGCAACTTATGCATAATCGTAGTAAGAGATTTGGCTTTGAAAAGGTGAGCCTCGTCACCGATCACTACGTCAAACCTAGAAAACCACTTACGAGGTTGCTTATAAACAGATTGCCAAGTGGTAATTACGCAATCAGCTTCAGAATTTTTTTCCTCCCCAGAGTATATTTTGTGGCAGTGTTTGGATGCCATCCAACCATATTCTTCAAAGTCTTTATACATCTGCTCAACCAAAGACGTAGTAGGGACTACAATTAGAATCTTCCTTTTGACATTTACATGGAAACGAACCAATGAATAAATCATTAATGACTTACCGCTTGCTGTTGGGGATAGCAGGAGTCGCCTGTTGTATTTCAGGCATTCGTATATTGCTCGGTATTGGTAATCCCGAACCTGAACAGGTAACTTCAGAGCCTTTACAAATCCTACAACACCCTCTGGAGTTATCAGATCATTCTGATCCTTGGGATGTCCAAACGATTGAGATTCCGAATACTGATAATGATATCCTCTTTCCTCTGCCCAGTCAGTTAAATAATCTACTAAACCGCAATAGATCTCTCCAGTAGCAGGTGAGTATAGATGCACCTTACCATCCCATCCTCTATATCTGTTCTTCCTCTGCATATATTTTGCAGACTCTACTTCAAAGGAGAAAAATTCAGCAGCCTCTTTATGAAGATGAGGCTCTGCTTCTACCTTTAAGTAGACTTCATTCTTTTTCTGTATAATCAAATCAGGCATAAGGTGGACCGTAAAACCATGCTACAAGAGATTTTCTATGACCAGCAGTGACAGGTCTTACCCTATGCCATTGATCTGCTAAAAAGAAAACTGCGGAGTTAACTTTAGGATGAATAGTTACATACCTTTGTTGCTCTCCTGGTTTATATATCTCTAAATCAAACTCCCCTCCTTCAAAGTCATCATTAAGAAAGAGAGTCATACTAATCTTTCTCACAGTTCCTTTTATAATTTTTGGGTGTTGATCTATATGCCAATCATAAAAACCACCTTCCCCATATGATCCAAACTGGACAGGTTCTACACCAGTAATATTTAAATTCCAACGAGCAGATCTATTAATCTGTTTTACCATACGCAAAAGCATGGATAAAAAATTTCTATCATGTATCCATGCAACATCAGTCTGTCTTCTTACAGCAGTTGTTTGATTATATAATTTTCCTTCATTCCATTCAAGATTAGTATTTGCAATTGCACTATGAACAGTACGTACTGAAAATTGATTTAATGAAACTACTTTATAGAAAAGACCGTAATTCATTTACCCCATATTTGAATTGTATAACGAAACATTGGTGCGTTTGGAGAAACTGGAGTAACGCAATGATATTCATTATTATCATTAATACTTAAAAGATTTTTTTCAGGAAGCAATGAATGATAACCATCTACATCTTCCCACATAAACCATCCTCCACCATTAGCATTCCAAAAATCATTAAGATATAACGTAGCACCAAATCTAAATTTATCTTGATGCCAACTAATTCCAGAATTCCATTGCCAAATATAATATTGAAATATTAATTCTCCATATGGTTTTGGGAGTAATGGATCTAATTCTTGTTTTAATAACTTACAGATATTATCTGATACAGGAGTAAATATACAACTACCATCAATACCTTGTCTTATTTCAGGAGGCCATACTAGACTACTAGATGTCCAACAACTTTTGGGTTTTTTATCTTCTATATCAATAACACATTTTTGATGTAAATCATCAGTGATAGAGTTTTTAATTACTTTCATTACATACCAGATTGAAAACGTTCCCACTCAATAGCATTCTTAATCTGATAATTACGACTAGTTATCTGTTTAAGAACACCATCAAGAAAGAAAATTACTTGCTCTATATAGTCAATCTTATATTGAAGTTTTCTAATATCTTCATCAGCATCAATGAACATATTAATCTCTTCTTTAGTTGTTAACTTAAAGTCGAATGGTGTATCTTTGTATATCTTTGCTGGTGCTTTTCCCTTATAAAATATCCATTTATCTCTAACAAGAGTCCTCATTTCAGACTCCCTATCTTTCTTCATCAGAGAAAATGTATTATAAAATTCCATATATCTCATATGGAGTTGAGGTATCTTGATAGATTCTTCACCATATTTATCGGTGTCAATCTTACTATCTTCCGTCCACCTCACTTGGAGTTGTTCAAGATTCATAATTTAATTCACTGTATAGATATTTAGTTACCTACGAGTAGTGGTGTTTGTATTCCTTATTTCGTAAAGTGTATATTTAAATGTTGCTGTTGCAGTAAGGAAATCATTATCAGTACCAGTAACATCAAATCCAATAGTTGATAAACTTGTAGGCCACAACCCTTTAAATACTACATCAAAGTTTGATAGATTATTATTATTCAAGACTAATATAGTTCCATCTGAATATCTATACTCATCCTTTTTTGTTCTTACTTTTTTATTTGCTGTTTTAAAAGTTGATCTATCTGACACACCAGATGGAGCACCCAACCCTATCATCCAATTATGCAATTCCATATAGTTGAGTAGATCTTCATCTACAATAAACTCAACTTCCAAATCTCCAAACTGTATATTACCTTCTGTTGGAATTGGTACCATGCCTCTGGTTGGAATATCTAAATCCCCCAAAGTCATAGTTGGAATCTCTACACGTTGACATAGAAATGAAACCTTCTTTGCTTTTTCCAAAGTGAATAAGAATCCAATAGGAGAAAGAAAGTTTTTGTTAGTTAATTGTTCTGCGTACCAATTTGCCATGTATAAGATGTCTTCCCACAGTAATATTTAGGATAAAAAAAGGACTCCGAAGAGTCCTTTAAAATTTTTCTAGTAATTTACATTAGTATCTCTTTACAGATACTTTTACAACTCGACTGATCGGTCTCGCATTCTATTAGGCATTCGTAATAATCATCCAGTACTTTGTCTTGTTCAGACATATGGTGATTCCATTCTGCTAAACTATTTTGCGAAACGATGTTATGCATACTTGTTCTCCTTTTAACTTAACACATGATGTAGAGAAGTTTCAGTGCATCTTGTTTGCCTCGTGTGTAGGTTTCCCTGACTGATATTATTTATAAGAGTTTGTCTTGAGATACACAAAAATAAATACCTATTTTTGTACAAAAAAAGAGACCCGAAGGTCTCTTTTGAAGTATGTAATTCTGAATTACATGAGGTTTGCAACTTGTACTCTTCTGTAGTACTTGTTGGTATTTGCTGTAAGAGCACCAGATCCTTGTGTAAGACCTTGTGAGAAGGGGTTTGAAACCATTCCGTAACGAGTCTTGAATCCGATTTTTGGTTGGAAGGTGTCTGGATTAATTGCTCTGACCTGCTGTAGAGGCACATATGGGCAATAGAATAATCCAGCATCGTAAGGTGAAGTACCTTTATATCCAGCAACGTAGTAATGCTTATCAGCAACGTTAGCAGAATATGGGTCAACGTAAACCTTGATGCGTCCGTTTAATGTACCAACAAGAGTTGAAGAAGTGTCATCGACACCTGTCAAAGCGTTGTTGCCATTAAGAGCAGGAGCGTAATCAAGCACGCCAGCCATTCCAAGAGCAGAAGCCACATCAGCAGAGCAGATGAGGATGTTGCCCTTCCCGCGACGAGTTTGTTGCCCGATAGCGTTGGAATCTCTTTCTATCTGGAATAGAAGACCTTTGAA